CGTTAAACACTCCGACAACAGGAACAGTACCAGTGGCAGCGTGTCTACCTAAAACTCCAGCTGTTAATTGCGTAACTAAATCGCCATTAAAAATTGGTGTTGTAGCTCCACTAGCTATCCTATATCTAGATTGTCCTCCAGAATAAGGTGCTCCGCCATTCATACGAACAGGTTTTAATCCAAATGGGGCATCTTTATTAGCCATAATTTTTTACCTATTAAGTTATGATCGTTACTTTTTCCCAAAAGTAACATTTGACTTTCTTTGCGAGTCATACTTGACATACCTGCCATCTTTAGCAGAGTCATTAAACATAGTGTTGTCTAATGCTTCTTTTGCTTGTTGGTTTTTGCCTTGGTAATAAGCATTACGTTCAGCTATGGTTTCAAGAGGAATCTTCGCTAAGAGTAGTCCTTCGTTATATACTACGCCAGCATGTCTACCAGAATCCATAGTAGGCAGTTCAAATTCTTGAGGTAAGTCGGTTCCTTTTACAAGTTCCCAACCCTCACGAATTCTTCTACTTACATTGGCTCTATCCTCTTGCCCCATCATTGATTCTCTTATCCAACGATATTCATATCCTTCAGGTGCTTGAGGTGTTTCTAGTTTTCTTACTGGTCGCCATGGGGTTCTTCTCGATTCTTTAGCGTGAGTTTCGGATTCACGAGATTTTCTGGTTGTGGTTTCTTGTTCTACTTCGTTAGTCATCTTATTTAGCCTCTCTTAGTGAAATTTTTTGTTTCTCTTTAGCAACAGATTTTAACCATGCGTCTTCCGACATATTATGTGGTTTCAATCCTCTAAGACGTTCAACTTCTGATTTAGAAAAAGTCACACCGTTCTTCTTGCCTTGTGTTTTTTGTCGACTTCCTACGGAAGCGGAAGCAACTCTTTGCACAGAGGGTTTGCCTTCACTTTTCTCGACATTTTTGCCCTGTAAATCAGGGTAAACTTTGTAAACTCGGTTATTTAGCTCATCGTAATATTCGTCTGAATCAGCGTCATAACCTTCGTTAATTAAATTGTAATGGGTAAAGTAAGCAAATTGCGTTGCTTGAACATTACCTTCGTCACTTTGATCACCGTACCAAGAATTGCTTTCATGCCAGCTTGTAGCCTGTTGTGTAGGCTTTACCTCTTGTTCTTGTTGCACATATTCTTGTTGTTGTGCTACGGGTTGTGGATTTTGAAAGTTAGCTTGTTGAGCTTGAGCTTGAGCCATTCTAACTTTTTCTTTTTGTATGCTTATATCGCTTTTTAGAGAATCAGCTTTAGACATTAAATCTGCATCAGCAGACTCTACAGCTTTTTTATACAGCTCATTGGCTTGCATTTCTTTTGCATCAATAGCTTCTTGCTCTTTTTGCAACAATATTGAGTGTGTATGCACTCTTTCTTGTGAATAATAATTAGTTTCTTGCTGTTTTTGTGCCAACATTTGCTCTAACCTAGCCGCCTTTTCTTCTGCTGCTCTGTTACGATCATTTAACTTATTTATTCTTTTGGAAACTGATTTAGTATAATTCTCCAATTCGTCATCTGGAGATGTCTCTACTATGTCCTGTTCTACTACCTCTACTTCAACGTCATCAGCTTCTGGCTGAATTTGTTGTGCATTTTCTTGTTCATTCATCATAAACTCACTATGTCGTCAGGGTCGAGAATTGTGGCTATCACTTCATCATCATTGATAATGCGTACTTCAGCACCTTCCTCCAATTTAAAACGAGAGCCTGAGTAACGCCCTATTAAAACCCATTGTTTTTCTTCACACCATGGTGTTCCGTTGAATCTACTGCTGTCTTTATAACAGTCAGGTCCTTGTTTTACCACATAGGCAACTACTGTAGCCAGAGCTTCACGATCTACGGTGCTTTTTGCTAAGTGTATTCCGCCTTTGGTTTGTGCTTTGCCAGCGTAAGGAAGTACCAACATACGCCAACCAGTTGGTTGTGGCATGCGATCAAGTAATGATTTGTCTAATAAAGTAGGATCAAGAACTCTAGCCTCTTCCTCTATGTAAGCATCTGCAACTATGTCGTTTGTTGATTTAAGTTCTGCCATTTATTGCACTTTGTAAAATTCTTTTATTTCGTTCTCAACATAGTATAGAGCAGATAGCTCACCTTGCAAATATTTATAATGTTCAATATCTTTTAAACCACCAGACATGAGAGTTTCTTTTATCTGCTCTTTTCTGTTTTCTGTTATTTTTTTTAATTTATCAAAAAAATTTACTTCATCCATTATTTTTTAGTTTTTGCTGGTTTTCTTTTTTTTTGTGCAGATTTAACTTTAGGTTTAGCTTTGGGTTTAGCTTTAGCTTTAGGTTTTTCTTCTGCTACCACTACTTCTTCTATTACTTCTTCTATTACTTCTTCTACTGCAATTACAGGGTCTTTAATTTTAGCTATGTTGTCTGCAATTCTTTTTTCATTAGCCACATTTTTTGCATACTTAGCTGCTACAGACTGAGCGTGAGCCATTGCTTCTGCCTCTCTTTCAATTTGTTTTGCTTTGCGTAACTCTTCTACTGCTTTTATTTTGAATGATGTTGCCATTTTAATTCCTCATTTTTGTTCCTAGTTCTAACATTTTAAGATCAGCGTTTTGCTTCAATCTATCTATAGCTACATCAAGTTTATCATCAGCTATACCTTTTTGCACATTTATGCGTTGTTCTTGTAAATTGTTTTCTACTGACTTTTCTTGTGCTCTTTGATTTTGTTTTTGCATGAACTGTTCTGAATCCATGTCTAGCTCTTTATCTTTTAAATCTAATTCTGCTTTTCTTATGTCTACCAATGGGTCTTCGCTTTCGCCTTGCCCTATTGATTGTAAAAATTCAGATGTTAATTGTGCCATTATCGGAGAACTGTACTGATCTAAAGTCATTTGTATCTGTTGTTGCATTTGTTGTGCTTCTTGAGGAGACATTTGTTGCATTTGACCTTGTACTTGTTGTAATTGCATTTGCACTTCTTGTGGTATTTGTTCCATAGACATTTCAGCAGATAAGAACTGTAAGTGTTGCATGCAATGACTAATTATTATTGATTGTATCTGTGGGTTTTCTTTAACTACTTGAGTTAAAAACAAACTTTTGTGCGTTTCTAAATGAGCCTGATGGTTTTGTCCTTCAAAAGCCTGAGCTGGTTGTCCAAGCATTAAACTGCTGTTTTCTAAACCAGCATCAACTGGTTTTGGTGTTGTGTCTGGTGGTGGTGGTATTAAAGACTCTACATTGTCTACACCTAAAGCTGCATACATTCTTTTGTAGGCTTCGTACATGCCTTGTTGCCCATGTATTTCTGGATTGGATTGAACCATTTGCAACAACTCTTGTGCCAAAGTTATTCTTTGACTCTGTGAGAATATGTTTGGATCGGACACGGGTATAACGTCCACTCGACCATCAAAGTCTTGTTGTTTTATTTCGACTGCACCTGACCCCATTGCAAATGGGTATTGTGGTGGTAAATACTCTGAAAAAACTTTAGACAGTAATTGAAATTCTTTCTTTTGTGCGTAATGAAGTCTTTTATGTATGGCACTCATTACTTTGGTTCCACGCTCTAACAATGCAACTGTAGTACCAACAGGCATAGCTGCATTACTATCACCTACGTTCATGTCGGCTATAGCGGCAAATCTTTTACCAGAATCAACCAATAAACCAAGTAATTGCATGAGCACGTTGCTAGGTTCTTTAATTGGTAAGGGTATTAAGTTTTCTCGCAACGATCCACCTGTTGTGTCGATGTCTCTGAATTCACCGGGTTGCAACGGTTCGTCCTCATCTCGTATTCGCATGCCTCTGGCTTTAAATCCAGCTGGTAAGTTAGCCAGTGTTCCAGCGTCTATAAGTTGTCTTAAAATTGATGTAGATGCTTTAGATAAGCCGCCTATCATGTGAGACAGTCCTAGTCCGTAAAAGCCTAATCCCGGCAAGAACTTATACTGCACAAAATAGTTGATTTTATTTTTAAGCGGATCACTTTCTAAATAGTTTCTTCTGATTGATAAAACAGTCTCAGAAGACTCGTCAATAGTAATGATATAGGGAAGTTTGAGCCCTGTAGGTTCTCCGTTGGCATCTACATCTTCAAATCCTTCAATCTCTAAAACGGTGTGAATTTCATAAATGGTTCTATTTCTATCTTCTTTATAACTTTGTTCTATGCCTTGTATTTCATCGATTTGTGTCTTAATGTCAGAATCGTTTTCACTATAATCTTCGTCATTTATTTCAACGTCTGCATAAAAACCTGTAACTTGTTGTTTTTTGATTTCATTAAGAGACATGCTAATAGCGTGAGTTATTCTTTCTGCTGAAGACATGTCAGAAGCTTCGTAAGGCACAATTAAATCTTCAGGTGCTATAAATTTAGATATTGCTTTGTTTGTTACTAAGTCAAAATAAACTTTCTTAAAAGCAGAACCAGCCAGTGGCAAATAGAACAATAACATGTCTAGTTCAGGATCGTATTCTTGCATTACGTTCATGATGTAGTAATTCATAAACTCTTGTACTCTTTCGGCTTGGCTTTCAGTTTCTATTGTTCTGGCACCAACTATTTCAGTCTTAACAGGACCTTTAGCTGGTAACATTTCCTTATATGCCTGAGCTTGGAACTGAGTTACGGCTTCAGCTAAAATCGGGTGAATTACACCAGAAGCACCTTCAAATGGCTGACTTCTTTGTTCATCAAATTTCATTCCTAAGTATTGCAAGCCTTCTGTGTAAGTTTTTTCCCACTCACTTCTTGATTGTTTGTCGCTGTACACTGAACTTATTAAGTCTGAAGAAAGTTTGCTCAACACGTTTTCGTCTACAAAATCAACCAAATTAGAATCAAATTCTACAGGTGGCATTTGTTCTTCTTGCAATTCATCTGTTACAAGGATTTCTTCTTCGTTGACTAAAATTTGAGCAGCATCGCTTATCAGTTCTTGTTGTGATTGCTCTGGTATTACTTCTATTGACCTGTTTTGATCAATAATGTCAGGGTCGTTTTCTGTTCCTAATGCTTTGTCTATTGCCATAATTTTTTAGTGTAGCACTCTAGGTCGAGTTTCGTCACCCAAAGAAAATAAATCTGTAAGCTCGCCTTCTAAAATTAAACCTTGTGATTCAGCTATCAGCTCTGCTTGTTTTTCATTTTCAGCATGAATGTCAGGACCTTCGTACTCTTTTGTGTCGTGTATAAATCTAGTTATATATATTTTCATTAATAATACACCGTTCTGTTCTTAGATAACAATTTTACTTCGTCTTGATAATCTTCTTTTAAAGATAAAAAACCACCTTGCCTAAATCTCATTAGAGCCATGGTAGCACTATCGCAAAAGTCATCATGATCTCCAAATGGAAAAGATGCCATTTCTTCTCTTACTTCATCAGCGTAATCTTCTTCTGGAGCCCAAACCATTCCTGACTCAAAAATAGGAGCCACGCTGTTCATTCTGGCAATTTTATCTTGCCCTCTGCTTGGTGCATAAGCCGTAACTGGTATGCCCATACGCCTCAATTCTTGTGTTAATGGAGTTCCAGATGCTTTTGCTTCGATTAAGACACAATCTGGTTCCCAATATTTATACTCTTCAAAAGCAATTTTCTTTAATTCAGGAAAATCCACTCTAAATCTTTTTGCGTCTAAAAGAATAATTTGATCTACGTCATCACGATTTGTAAATATAGCCCAAGTAGTTATAGCCGAATAGTCAGCAGTTTCTTTTTTAGAAAAAGCCGTATCGTAGCTTTGTATAACGTAACTGTAGTCAGGTATGTCTTCACCCTCCCATTTTTGCCACCACTCACGCTTAACAATAGAACCTTCTTCAGAAGTGGGGTTTTGCATCCACTGGGCGTTCCATTTAGAAACTGGTAGTGAGGCTTTTACCGATAAAAGCTCTTCTTTCTTCCAATACTCGCCCCATAACGGTTTTTGTGAATCTGGCATTATGGCTGGAAACTCGATGACCTCCCATTGATCGGCATTGTCATCGCCTTGTTTTTTTATAACCTTGCCAACCAAATCTTTGGTGCTCCAACGTGTCATTACTATGACTATCGTGCCTCCCGGTTGTAATCTTTGTCTAGGACCTGATGTATACCACTCATAAGCAGATTCTAAAGATTTAGGAGATAAAGCGTCTTGTTCAGAATGTGGATCATCAATTATGAGTAAGTCAGCACCACGACCTGTAATAGCACCACCAACGCCAGCAGCAAAGAATTCACCTTCCATGTTGCTAGTCCACCTACCAGCTGATTTGTTGTCTGCTTGTAGTTTTATTTCTGGAAAAATAAGTCTGAAATCTTCACTGTCTATCAGGTTTCTTACTTTACGACCAAATCGCACTGCTAATTCTGCGGTGTGTGTACATTGTATAATTTTTAAAGCACCGTTTAATCCCATCATCCAAGCTGGAAAGAAGGTTGATGCAAACTCTGACTTTGAGTGTCTGGGTGGCAAACACACTATTAAGCGTTTTAATTTACCTTGAGCTATTCTGTTAAATTTGTCTGCAATTAGTCTGTGGTGTCGACCTTCAATAAAAGTATCACCCCACATGTGTTTAACAAATCCCAGAAAGTCTTTTTGACAAACATCTTGTTTGTCGAGCTGATCATAGCGACTTAATAAGGCTACAGCTTCTGCTTTGTCTTGTTCAGAAAGAATATCAAAATCTTTGAGAGAAATATCACCCATAAATCAATCGGGTTAAGTAACTAGGTAGTGACATAGTAGCAACTCAACCCTAAACACATAAGTGTCTAAGGCAAGTATAGTGTATTTGTCTGACATGCTAAACCTTGTGCCATTCTTTTCCTTCAAACAATAAAGCCTCTGCCTCTCTTCTGCGTATTAAACCATCTAAGACTTCACCACCAGCCTTGTTCCATCTTTTAATTTGTTGTGGAATTTCGTTATATTTTCCTTCATTCAAAACCTTTAATAACGTAGAGCTTTGGAAATTAGTAGGTCCTAAGTTGTATACCCAAGCACACAAAGAGTCGTATTGGCTTTGATTTAATTCCACATCTACCATGTCGTTAACATAACCTTCATACTCAATCATTTCTTCTTGTAACATGTAATTTGCTTCTTCCTTGGTTATCTGGTCGCCTTCTTTAACGTCTTTGATATGCCCATATCCTATAGTTAAAACATTTGCTGGGCAACGATAAGCTTTTAGTTCACATCCTTCGTATTTTTTTATTAGTGACAAACCTTCTTCCGATATTTGCATCTTATTCGCCCCAAGTTCCGTCATCTCTGACTTTAGCTTTTTTTGTGCCACCAAAATAAGGTACTGCCAAACCCTCTTCAATAAGTTTTGCACAAACATCGTTACCTTCACTGTCGTATGGTATGGCAAGCAGCCTTCCGTATTTGCCACGACCAAGAGATTTGATTCTAATATCACCTGTCAAAAGCTCACCAAGTCTTTTCTTTGCTTGTAGACCAAGTGCTTTTTCTGCTGTTCTTTCAGGTTGTCTTTTTGTGTTAACCCTAGATTCAGGCGTGTCAATTCCATACGCTCGGACTGACTGATTGGCTAACTTTACTTTGAAACCTAAATCTATCTCACTTAGCACAAATCCGTCACCATCTATAATGCGTTCTAATTTTGCGTTATAGACAAAAGCATCAGGTGCTTCACTCATCTTTTTTCTCCTTTGGTTTGTCCAACTCTCTGTAATATTTAATTATAGAAAGTATGTCTTTAGTGTAACGAGTTATTTCAGCCATATCCATGCTCAAATTCTCGTATTCCTTACTCGAAAGTGCGTAATATGCTTTTCTTGGAGCCTCACCCTTTTCAACCAAGTCTAAATACTCTTGCATCAGTTCTGGTGTAATTATTTCCCAATCAACTTTAGATAGACTCATTGGATAAGGCA